GAGGCGACAATGGCGTTGTCGGTGACGTTCGGGGTCCTCGACCTATACTCGTTATAAATGAATCCCTCGTCCACGAGAATCCGGTTTACCGTATGGTCCGAGGCGGCCCGCTCCGGCGCGAATATCTGTTCGTCCGCCAGCCTCCGGGCCTCGGCCGCGGTCGCCCGGTTCAGGCTCGCCGCTATCCCGACGAAGAGCTCCGGGAGACGCCACGACCGACGGATGGAGTCCTTCCCTTCCTTCCGGTAATTCACGAAGAGGGCGTCGGTAATCTGGACGTTGGTCAGGGGCTTTATGTCAATCTTTACCTGACCCTCATCCTCTCCGTCAAAACCGGACTCCCCTTCGAGGAGGAGGAACTGAGAGTAATTGGCCTGACCCCTGACATGCCGGTCCACGAAGTCCCGGATCCTCTGAATCGTCGGCTCGGTCAGTCGCCCGTTGCTTACCGTCACGACCATCGAGGGGATGTTGTTGTTCGAGAGGGTCGTGTAGTTAACCTCCTCGGCCCTGCGGACCCCGAGGACATTGACGAGGTTCCCTATCCACCTCGGAATCCCATAAGGTGTCCGGGGAGAATAGATTCTCCAGTGAATGACCTCGGATGCCTTCCGCGCCTCCGGCATCGGGTTCCCCTTCCCGTCGAAGTCCGCAACCTTCTCCGGGGGGACGACGTCCCCGGTCATGTTGTCAATGACCCGGGGGTCACCGTACTCCTTGAACCAGCGAATCGCCGGGGTGTACCCGTGGGAGGACGAGACCGCCTGAGCCTGAACGAATCTCCGAAACCGCTTGAGGACGGGACGAGTCACCCGATGGGGGACCCCATCTTCGTCAATGACTATCATGGAGGACTGCGCCAGAGTGAACTCCGAGTCCTGAATCCCCAGCCTCATCTCGGCCGAGGGAAGCGGATGAAAAAAGGCTATCTTTCCGAGGAGGTTCCGGACCGCCTCCCAGTAGGCGTTCCCGGTCGATTCGAGGTCGGCCCGCTTCTTCCGATGGAGTTCGTCGAAGGATTCCCCCTCCGCCGCGTTCCATAAGAAGTTCTTCAGGGCCGACCGCTCCTTCATCCACGGGGTCCTGAGGGGGTCGTCCGGGTCGTCGATGAGACTGGTCTCCATCCGGGGAATAATCCGATGTCCAAAACCTTCAATGTTCGCTGCCATCGCTTCGACGCATTGACCGAGCTCGGAGGACTGCTCGACCAGCTGAGCCAGAGCCAAGGGGGAATAAGGCGGGTCCACGATCCTCTTCCCCAGAGGGCCGAAGAGATCCTGCTCCGAGAGTCCCTTCGAATGCTCTTGAGAGCTCTCCGGAGGCGGCTCGTCCCCGAAGACATAAGAAGTGACCATCCTCGCCGCCCGAGCTTCTCCGACGGACGCCTCCGAAGAGACATCCGTCCGTCCCACGCCTTCCGCCATAATCGCCCCCGAGTCTGTCCCTTGTTGATTCTACAACGGGGACCTGAATTAGAATAGCCCGGGCTCTTCGCCTCTAGGCTTCTTGACCTTCCGACGAATGACCTCCATCGCGTTCAGGAGGGCGTCGTGAGAATCGTCATACTCACCGTCAGGGAAGGCGACAATTTCATCCACGAGAGCGTCGAGCCCCTTCTTAAAAAACACCCTCTGGTCCTCGAACTTGGCGGTCACCCGATGGGCCCGGGCTTCCTTGTCGTCTCCGCCCCGAGGCCGGAGGGGGACGACGGTGACGTCCGGGTCCGACTCCTTGAGCTCCTGAAGCATCGCCTCCTGATAGGCGACCGCCTCGACTCCAGCCTTCGCGCACTTGTGTCTCCGGAAGTAATCCACGATGAGCTTCCTCTGCTCCGAGAACTTTCTCTTCCCGGAGAAGTGGTCAACGATATAAACAATGTCCCGGTCATGGTCATACGCAATCACGACGATTGCGAAGAGATGGGCCCGGGCCTTCTGAGAGATGGCAAGGTCGACCCCCATGTATCTCGGAAGGTTCGGAGGAGCCTCCGTAACCCATTGAATGTCATCATAATCATAGATGCGGCCCTGCATCCGGTCGCAACTCATGAGGTACTGAGAATCGAAGTTAATCGCTCCCATCCGCTTGCGGAGCTTGACCATCTTCTCAATGGGGAACTTGGCCTCCCACCGAGAGACGAGGAACTCTCCTTCCCCCGAGTCGTCGCTCCGGCCCTCGACCGGGACCGCCTTGCGCTCCCCGGGGTCGGTCGTCTTCTCCCATACGGGAATCAGAAGAGAGGACTCGGCGTAGTCTTCCTTGAGGAGATGCCCATAGAGGTCTTGGGGGTGGAAGCGAGTCCCGAGGACGTGCATCTGCCCCGGCTCCCCGTAAGGGGTCACCTTTTCGAGACAGGGCTCCAGTATCTTGTAGTAGAAGGTCAAGATCTGTTCCCGGACGTGAGCCGTTCGGGAGTTCTTCTGGTCCACGAGGTCGTCACAGATGATGACGTCGTAGTGCTTCGAGGCGACGGCGGACTCGACACCGATGGCCGTTACCGACCGCTCCTTCATCCCCTCGGTCCGAGGTTTGATGTCGAACTCAATGTCGTCCCACTTCTCTCCCCGCCAGTCCCCGAATATCTCGGCGAACCTCTCGGAGAGAATCTTCGCCTTCATCTCGGAGAGCATCGCCACGGCGTTCGCCATTGACTTCGAGGCCACCGCGACTCTGGCGTTCGGATTCTCGATGAGGACGTAGATGGCCCGGGTTATCGTCCCGATGAGGGTCTTCCCGCCGCCTCGCCACGCGAGGACAAGGTTCCCTTCGGGGTTCCGCGATTGATGCTGGGCGATTGCGAAGTGGTGAGGCTGAATCTCGTATCCCAGAGCCTCCCGGGCGAGGATATCCACCCGGCCGTTGTTAATGACCTGTCGGCGTATCCACTCCCGACGGAGCTCGGCCACTTCGTCGAACTTCTCGACGATGCGGGCCCGGTCACCCGGAGAGGCTCCAAGGACCAGCGGACTAGCCGATGGCGACATAGTGAATCACGTCGCTCGCGGCGTTCAGATCGGAATCCGTGCCGAGCGTGAAGCCCGTCGAGGTCAGGGTGATGCCGCCCGAGGTGACGAAGGAGGTCGTCCCGCCCTTCTGCTTCGACATGGAAGCGTCGGCCATGCCCTCGACGTGTTCGGCCGAGGAGCCGTCCGTGACGTTGATGAGCCTGACGTAAGTCGGCTTGAATCCGACCTTGTCGCCGCCGACGGTAATCGCCGAGCCAGTCCCGTTGATGGTGCCCGTTTTGACCAAGGAATTACTGGAAGCCATTTGTGTTCCCTCCGAATTAAAAGTCAAAAACCCCAGAGCCTTATTGTAGCATACCTCCGGCCTGAGTCTAGGAGTCCGTCTCGTCCTCCCTCTTCCGGACCGGCGTCCGCTTCACATCAGGGGGGGAGAACTCCCCGCCCCGGCTCCTCTTCATCCCCTTCCGAGGCTCGACCGACTCCTCTTCTCTGGGCCGCTTCGGAGGCGGGAGAGAAGGGGCCTCGGTGAAGGAAACGTCGAGGAAGGGGACGTCCCCGTATCTCGCCATAAGGTTCCGGACCCCGGCCATCTCCGTCGAGAGCTTCTCGACAAGGGCCCGGTCGTCGAGTCGGGCAAGAACGACCATCTTCCCCTCGGGTCTCTTGTCGATGAATCCGAGTTCCTGTCCCCGAGCGATTATCCGGTCCATGAGATCCTGAGACGCCTTCACCGCACCGACGGCCGCCGAGCCCTGATTCGAGTCCTTCAAGGTCTCGTAGAGCTCCCCGAGCCTCCGGATGTTCGCCCGGGTCCGGACAACGTAATCGACATATACCTCCTCTGACCGGGCGGAGAGGAGGGTCCTTTCCTCCTCCGCGAAGAGAGCGTCCTTCAGGAGCATCAGATATTCGACCGTCCATCCTGTCTGTTCCAGTATCGCCAAGTCATCCCGACACTCGGTCATCAACGCCCGAAGCAGGGCGAGGTCCTTGGGATTCGTCTTCTCTACTGCCATGAGTCCCCTCCAGTCCTGAACGTAGGGTAGCACCTCAAAAGGTCCGAATCAAACCAAGAACTTGACATCGTCGTCCGGACGGATACGCTTGAGTCATCGAGAGGAGGGACCGAGGATGCGGGGAGTTCCGCTGGTCACCTACGATGTCGCCGTCCGGGTCATCGGAGCTTACCACATCTCCCAAGTCCTTCGCCTCGTAAATGAAGGGGCCCTCCCCCGGGTCGTCCTTCCGGACGGGAGCCGACTCATCCCGCTCCCCGACCTCCTCCTGTTCCGCGCTCGCCACCGATTCCCGGCTCCGATGAATGAAGGAAATATCCCCGGCGACCTCTCCGATTCCGCCCCGGCCCGAATCTCTCGCCGCGAACTCGTCGAAATTATTCACGACCTCTCGGGATTTTCCGCCAGATAAACAAAAGTGTTGACTTCCTGATTCGGCGGGTAGATACTTATGAATGTCTGAACGTCTTAGAGGAGACGACATGGAAAGCATCAGTCGGACCTACAGAATCCCGGAAGAAAGAATCGAGTCGGTGACTAAGAAGCTCAAGGCCCTGAGTCGGAAGGGCGAGAAGCTCGGGACAGGAGCCATCTCCTACGAGCTCAAGGGGAGCGAGGTCGAGGAACACGTCGGCGAAGAAGGGAGCAAGGTCTTCGTCCGGGTCATCCTCCTGACCGTGTCCGGAACCGCCCCGGCCATCGCCGGATACAAGTTCCTCGGAACCATCACCCCGGCTCCCGGGGGGAACGGGAATCTCTTCAGCGGAATCCCCGGACAGGGGAAGGTCTCCGAGGAACTCGTCAACGGTCCCCTGACCTGTGACCACTGCAAGACGACCCGGGTCCGGAAGAACGTCTTCCTCGTCCAGTCCGAGACCGACGGGAGCCTCCTGAAGGTCGGACGGAACTGTCTCAAGGACTTCCTCGGAGGGACCGACCCCGAGGCCGTCGCCTCGACCGCCGAGTACCTCATCTCCCTCGAAGCCGACCTCTCCGAGGCCGAGTACCTCGACGCCGAGTCCTTCGGCTCCACGGCCTCCCTCTGGGATATCGAGAGCTTCCTCGGCCTCGTCATCGACGAGCTCAGGACCTCCGAATACAAGAGCCGGACCGTGGCGAAGGCGAACTGGGGGGTCTCGACCGCCGACATCGTCCTCGACCGCCTGAGCCCCCCGAAGGGGTCCGGCCTCAAGGCCGAGGTCCCGAGTCAGGAAGACCTCGAACAGGCCCGGAAGCTCCTCCAGTGGGCCCGCTCCCTTCAGGACGATTCGGACTACACCCGGAACCTCAGGCTCCTCGCCGAAGGCCGCGTCGTGGACCGGAGAACGGCCGGATACGTCGCCTCCATCCCGGGCTCCTACCAGAGACACCTTGAACGCGAAGCCCGGGACCGCCTCCCCACAGGAGCCGAGTCCTCCCACGTCGGGACTGTCGGTCAGAGGCTCGACGTCTCTGGGACCGTCACTGGCCGTCGGACGATTGAATCGGACTCCCAGTGGTCCGACTCACTTACCCTCCTCAAGGTCGTCGATGACTCCGGGAATGTCTTCTCAACCTTCTCCTCGGCCCGCCTCGAAGTCGAGTGGAAGGACGAGGACGGACGCCTCCACTTCAGGTCCGCCGAAGTCGGAACCCGGGTCACCCTGAAGGGAACCGTGAAAGGACACTCCGAGTTCAAGGGAATCAAGGAGACCCAGCTCTCCCGCGTGAAGGTCCTCTCCGTCACCTCGCCCTCCTGAAAGAAACTTTCATCAAAAGTGTTG